GATTGAAGCTGAAAAGTGGAACACTGGAGTCGTTGTAAATTTAACGAAACTTGCACCATGGAAAAGTTAGAAGAAAATTTATTTCATAATAAAAGAACTATTGTGAAATACAGAGAGGCATTTCAACAAGGTGCATTAGCGTGCCGTGAAGGTCTTGGATTTGAACATTGTCCTTGGACGGATGATGACTTTCGAAAAGATGCGTGGAGAGATGGTTGGGAATCTGCAATGACTTGGGTTTTAGAAAAGGCATATTCTTAAATAATAAAAAAATAAAATGGAGAATATCATGCATGAAGTACAACTAGAATTGTTTAGTGACCCACCTCTACCTTATAGACACATTGAAAATAAAGAACGTGTAGAACATCTTGAATGGATTCTGACACAAATTGGTTTAAAGGTAAGAGCATATCAAGAAACTAAAGAAGATTTTGTTTTAGAAGGAATTCCTTCCTATATAAACGACTACTTTAGTAAATACAATTAAAAAAAAGGATAACACATGTACCTAGAATGGTGGATGATAATCACCATCGGGTTATTCTTTGTAATTGCACTCACTAGAACTTGGAAAAAGGCACACTATGAAGGGTTCTGTATGGGTGCAACTGTCTTATTAAACTCTATGGAAAAAGTAATTCCAGAAGATTCAGTAGAGTTTCATAAAATAGTAAAAGAATTAACAAAAAAACCTGATAAAAAAATAAAAAATCTTTAAATTAGGCTTGACATTTGTATGTAGAGTACCTATATTAATAGTATAGGGAACAGTTAGAGGTTGTTATGGTAGATTTTGAAGAACTCTATGTCAAAGGTTCCACTAAAAATAAAAGAAAACTAGCGGAGTTAGCGGTAACTTTCGCCAAAAGTGTTTTATTCCCTCGGCACAGAAACGTTGTTGTCGAAGTTGAACTCATTCCAGACTTAAATGGTAAAGAAGGCATCTGGGGCGATTGTATTGACGATGATGATCGTTGGTATATTGTTCGTGTCGATTCCAAATTATCTGCAAAAGACTTTGTTGAGACAATTTTACATGAGATGGTTCATGTAAAACAGTATGTTCGTAAAGAATTAGTACAACACTCAGTCAAGCATCAGTTGTGGAAGGGTGGCCAAATCCCCTCAGAAACTAAATATGAAGAACGTCCATGGGAAATTGAAGCGTTTTCATTAGAAAAAGACTTATCTGAATCATTTATCACCACTCATGGATGGAAATTCTTGGGAGTCTAACCGTATGTATTTGGCTGAACGTCAATGCCAGCAAGAAGAAGCGTTTGAAGAGATTGCAATTCAGGCTATACAAGAGTCTGAAAGTTTAGAACAGGCAAAAAATGAGTGTATGAAATCAAAAGAACTCGTTGAGCACTGGAGTCAAGATGAAATCGATGAATTTATTGCAGATCTTTGGAGTGAATACTGGTCAAAATACCTAACAGACTACTAAAAAATGTAAAATATTCTTGACTTTATCGTAATTTTACTGTATTATGTAAAATATAGTGAACAAAAGAGGTGAAAGACATGTCGAAGATGGGTAATTATGTTGTTGGTTTGATGGAAGATGGACTTTGGGATGAGCCAGATTATCCAGAACCCGACATCGAAGCGCATTATGAAGAATATTACAAGGAAAGACTTGCCGCTTTTAAGTCCGCCCTAAGACAAGCTATGATGGTCTACGATTGTAGTTGGATTCCCGCCCTCAGAACCATGTATCAAGTCGAAAAAAACGATGCAGAACCGTTTGATCTTGAAGCGGATGCGTATTGTTATAGAAAACTAGAGAATTATCTCTATGAATTTGACTTGGGCAAGGAAAAAATTGACGAAATATGCAAAAAATTCTTCTTTAGGGCTTGACATTCACCCTAAAAGGTATTATATTATATATGTAAGTTGATGAAAACAGTGATGAGGTTCTAAATTATGGCATATGTTTCCCAAGAAATGAAAAAATCACTCGCTCCTGCGATCAAATCCGTTCTCAAGAAGTACGGTTATAAAGGTTCGATTGCAGTGGACAATCATAGTTCCCTTGTTGTGAACATTAAAGAAGGTGTTGCTGACTTTATTGGAATGGCAAATGCCAAAAACAAAGAGATTGCGGAACGCCGCAATGGACGTTACTATCCAAGTGAAGGATATATTCAAGTCAATACCTACTATCCCGAACATTACGGAGAGGCACAAGAGTTTCTAGAGGAACTTATTGCTGCAATGAAAGGTACTGGTTGGTATAACAACACAGATGCCCAGATTGACTATTTTGATATTGCATACTACTTGGATATCAACGTGGGTAAATGGGATAAACCTTATGTTTGTACAGCTCTAGAAGAGGCGGCATAATCCATGGCAGTTCGTTCAAAAAAATATAACGAAAAAATTCGTATCGATTTGGATGGGCCCCAAGGTAATGCTTTTGTTCTCTTTGGGATTGCCGAAAAACTCTCATCTATATGTGGTGTAGATTCGGAGTCTATCATACAAGATATGAAATCTGGAGATTATCTTAATCTTCTTAAAGTGTTTGAAGAGAATTTTGGGCACATCGTAGTTTTGGAAACTAGTAATCAGGAGTACTTAGATGTTTTTTGTTGAAGTGAAAGAAAGATTTAGTGAAGAAAAATTCCGTTGGGAAGCACTAACGGAAGAACAGGCACTAGATGTTCTTGCAAAACTTAAGTCTGATGGAAAATATTGGTCTCTTGAAATTGGAGAAATGTAAAATGGTATATTACATTTTTGGTTTTTTCGACTAAGTAATATAGTTAAGGAGAATTATAAATGTCGAAAATACAAGAAAAAATAAAAACTCTTATGGATACTGTACAAGAGAGTTTAGAAAGTCAACGACACATTGAGTCGCCAGAAGAGTTTATGATTGAACTGGATAAAGTTGGACTTTACTTCAGTCACATGAATGACGAAGATCGTGATTACTATCAAGCGGCACAAATCGCTTTTGAAGAACAAAGGAAGTGGACTATTTAAAATGAAACTTGCAGATTTTGAAATGATTGAAAAGGATTACTTGCCTGGCGGTTTCCAGTCATTATTGTCTTTTGGTGAGCACCATCAACTGAGTGTTATCAGTGGTGAAGGTGCATATGGTTCTAAAAATGCTCCTTATGAAATCGCAGTATTCATCAATGGTGAATTTGCAAATTTGCCTGGCATTGTTGAAGATGATGTTAAAGGATATTTAACAGAATCTGAAGTTGATACAATCATAAAAAAACTGCACACCATTACAATGGCAGTTCCTGTTCAAATTTGATGGAGATTTAAAAATGTCAAAACTTTCTGAAGTAAAAAATAATGTAGGAAGACTATATTCTGTTGGACTTGCCTACGATGATGCAAAGAAACAATTCTTTGAGTCTGCATATGAAAAATTTTCCGAAGAAAAATTGGAAAAGATTTTTGATGAAGAGTGGGATAGGTACGAACATCTGTATCTTGCCAATCTAAACTTTTTCAAGAAAGGGACTTAGATGGATTTGGATGAGTATGAGGAAGATATTAGATTAAATGCAGTAAGTTATAGTATTATAGCATTTAAACCTCAAACTTCAACAAAACAAGTCGGTGAAACAAAAACTTTTGAAGATGCTGTAAAAATGGCATATGAACTTCATAAAGAAAATAGTTTCCGAAGTATAATGATTTACGCAGTCAATGAAACTGGACGATTTGTTTTAAATGCTTTCGTTAGAAGCGATGATATGAAACTTAGAATGGTTGGGAGTGAAAAATGAGTAATCAACGAAGAGGTAATTGGAAACCAGCTGCAATGAATGATGGTAGTAAAATAGATGCATTATCTTTGACTACTTTTTGTAAACATGCAAAGGTTCTTTTAGAGGAACGTGGTGAAGAAGATGCTGCATTCTACTTTGGACAGGTAGAAGATTGGTTGCGTGATGGGGGAAGAATTCAAACTGGACATAATGATGTTGCTAGAATTCTTGGTGTGTAATGAGACTTTTAGAAAATGAAACTTCAGATATTCGTATTGACGATGATGAAGCAAAAATGTTTGGGATTTCTGACAGAGAACTTATAAAACATCTTTTTAAAAAAGTTGTTCTATTAGAAGAAACAGTTTATGAACTTGAACATCAACTTAGAGTTCATGAAGAATGGATAAAGTTAAGGGAAAAAAATTAAAACATATTGACAAAGTGTTTCATAAATGGTACAGTATACTTATTAATGACTGGTTTATGAAACATAGAAATCTGCCCTTAGCTCAGCTGGATAGAGCAACAGCCTTCTAAGCTGTGGGTCGTAGGTTCGAATCCTACAGGGCAGGCCAATTAATGTCGAGTGAGTAAAAACACGGTTAAGCCTGAAAACGACACTAAATAGAAGACTCAGGTGGGAAGTTGGAAATCCCTCACAAGAAACCAACAAGATTAAACAGGGGCGGACAGTAGGAAGAGGCGACTAATGTATAAGAAAATAAAGCGGCCTGCAACCCCTCAAACTGCTAAGGTTACGAACACCTACTGTCCTTTTTATTCGGAGTTACTATAATGCAAGTATCACCAGTACCACCAGTAAGAATTGTGAGTGAGTATGTTAGACAACTTAATGTCGGTGATAAAATTCATAACATTGTAGTAACACATAAAGATTTTGGAGGCTCTGTTAGAGTTGAAGAAGTTTATAGAACATACGATAAAACTGGAAAGATAAGAACAGTCGAACCAGTTAGTAAAGTTGATGTTGAAGTTTAGGCGGATGTCGTATAATGGTATTACCTTAGCCTTCCAAGCTAATGACAGGGGTTCGATTCCCCTCATCCGCTCCAAAGATAAAATCCAAGGTGACGGCCTATGGATTGTGGTGACTGAATAATCCCTTGCAAATGGGGATAAGGTAATGTCGAAGGAACCTAGCGGTTCGTCTTAGCGGATGCAGACATGTATGAGTCGAGTTAGACAGGAAGTTTGCCAGTGACTCATTGCAGGATCCTAACCCTGCCCACACTAATAAATTTTTAAGTACACATGAGAGTAGATGCACCTGCTTTCCTGTGCATAGGACAAGGGTTTGAAAGACTGCAAGTCGTGTGTATTTAAAAGTTTATCGGGGTATAGCGCAGTCTGGTAGCGCATCTGCTTTGGGAGCAGAGGGTCGTTGGTTCGAATCCAGCTACCCCGACCAATTTAGAGGATTATTCCCAGATAGCTCAGTTGGTAGAGCAAATGACTGTTAATCATTGGGTCGGGGGTTCGAGCCCCTCTCTGGGAGCCAAATATAGTAAGGATACAAAATGTATAAACCTTTACCAGAAGAAGTAACAATAAGAAAATCGGGAATACATGGACTGGGCCTTTGGTGCGTAAAACCGATCAAAGAAGGAACTGAAATCGGCATGTCGCATTTTTATTGGGGAGAAAAATTACAGAGAACTCCATTAGGAGCTTTTTATAATCACTCAGATGAACCCAACATAGTAAAGGTTCGAAAAGATAGTAGGTTCTTTATTGTCGCAACTAGAGATATTTGGCCAGGCGAAGAACTTACATGTCAATATACTTTTTATCAGTTATAAAGGATGTATATATATTATGAGAATGGAATCTGCGAAGAAAAATTTTGACATTGATGTTGCAGGGAATATACTTCTAGACAGTAGTAAAACACCAAAAGATTTACAGATTCAGAGTGGTGATACATATGCTGCAATGATAATTGACAATAAACCCATTCTAATTAAGTTGGAATTAACTTTAAAAGAGTAGGAACGTTTATGTCACTTGGTTTTAGGGACAAATACCAAAACATAATTAAGAATTTAGTTCAGAATGCCGATCAGTGCAGTCATCAGTGGATTCTTACTGGAGATCCAGAGTGGTACGAGGCATACACAATGTATGTTGAGAAGGTATGTGAATTAAAAGAGTGGATTAAAAAAAGAGAAAGTGAAATAGAAAATACGCCGCTGTAGCTCAGTTGGTAGAGCAACTGATTTGTAATCAGTAGGTCGGGAGTTCGAATCTCTCTAGCGGCACCATTATTAGGAACTTACAATGTTTAGTTGGATTTTAGACTTCTTTAAAATTAAAAAACATCATGGTGATCTTTCGAAACATAGATTGCACAGCGAAAGATACGAAGACTGTTGTATGTAAAATGGAAAGCAAAGAGAGAAAAATAATTCTTCTAACTGATATAATAGAACAAAAAGTTCGAAAAGAAAAAGAACTTGAATATTATCAACAAGAGTTAGAAAAATTAAATCATAAAATGTTTTTCATTCGCAAAGAAATCGACCTAACAAATCTTATAATAGATATGATTGGAAGAGAAAAAATTATGGATATTCGTGAAGTAATTGATGACAAGAGTGCAGAAAAATTGATTGGTAATGATAATGGTGAAGAAGGCGGAAGCGAAACCTAAACGGAAAAGAAGAACAAAGGCAGAAATGGAAGCCGCCCGAGCGGCCGAGTCTCAATCCTCAAAACCAAAACAAAAGAGGAAGCGCAGAACCAAAGCAGAGATGGAGGCCGCTCGGGCAGCATCATTACCACCAGAACCCAAGTGGTATGAGATTGGGTATAAGGGCCCAAAGCCGCCACCACCAAAACCAAAAAAGAAACCTCGTTCATATCCCCCACCCCCACCCAGACAAAAGTTCGATACTAGTCTAATTGAAGAGCAAATAAAATTTCCTGGCAAAGATGGTGCTAGATATGCAATTACCAAGAAATTAAAACATGGTAGAAATGTATTATCTTGGGGAATAGATGATTGGAGTATATTATATGATGCAAGATATAATGATACTGAAAAACATTGGCAATTTTATCTTGACTTATACAAAAAAACGTGCGATACTAGTAAAGATTTAAATAGAAAAAAGGTGAAAAATAATGGTAGAACAAATGCAACAACAAAGTCCAATATCAAATCTGGACGCACCAACACTAAAGGCAATTCTACAGGAAAAGGCACAACGAGTAGTGTTCGAAAAGGCAGACGGAACTCTAAGAGTAATGCATTGCACGACAAATCCGAAGATCGTGCCGTGGCCTGATAACCCAGTAGAAGCGACAGGTTCAGTCCCAAAAGAAAAAGATCCAAACCTTATTGTTGTTTGGGATTTGGAAAAAGAGGGATGGAGATCGTTTCGATTTGAAAGACTTAAAGAATATGGAGATTTAGATTAATGGGTGGAAAATCAAAGGGAAAGAATTACACATCTAAGGGCGAACGCCCTAGTGTATCACGGAAGAATAGAACTAAAAACCCAAAAGGAACTCTTGCACATGCAATTCGTCAACGAGAGGCATGGCAGCAAGGAAAGAATGTAGTTCTTACAATTCCAAACCCAAATACCTCAGAAACAAATAAACCTTTTATAAGAGTTAAGGCAAGTGAAGTATGGGGCGATTTTAGGAAACAGAGAAAATTCATGATGAGAGGAGAACCCGCTGTATGATAGAAGGATTTAGACCACCTTGTGTGGTATTTAGAACTAGAGTCAGAGATGAATCAATCGAAGGCCCAAACCCATATCGATGGGAAGATGTAACAAGTGATGAATTATTTAAAGGTAAGAGAGTAGTTTTATTCAGTTTGCCCGGCGCATTTACACCCACTTGTTCTACATATCAATTGCCAGGCTTTGAAAGTAATTATTCAAAGATTAAAGATTATGGTATTGATGAAGTATACTGCATTTCAGTTAACGATGCATTTGTTATGAACGCTTGGGCCAAGGCTCAAGAAATTCAAAATGTGAAAGTAATTCCAGATGGTTCTGGAAACTTTACTCGTTTCATGGGAATGTTGATTGGTAAAAACCACTTAGGTTTTGGTATGCGTAGTTGGAGATATATGTGTGTCATTAATGATGGAGTAGTTGAACACTGGTGGCAAGAGCCAGGCATCAATAACGATGGAAGTGATGATGATCCATATGTCCAAACAACTCCAGAAAACATGTTAAGTTATCTAGACCAAAAAAACATGTGGACTGAAGTTGAGCAACGAACTACTATGGGTGACTATAAGGTTGTCTAATGTATGAAATAAGGCCCCTTCACAAGAATAATGCATCCGTATTTGTTGCAGAACGCCATTATTCTGCAGTTATGCCTCGACTAACTAAACATTATCTAGGGTTTCATTTAGATGATAAGTTGGTTGGGGTTTTAACTTTAGGATGGGGAACTAATCCGATGGGAACAATTAAAAAAATGTTTCCAGAGTTGTCAACTTCTGATTACTTTGAGATTGGAAAGATGTGCATGGATGATTCTATGCCCAGAAACTCTGAATCCCAAATGTTATCTCAAACGGTAAAGTGGATGCGTGAAAATACAGATGCAAAATATCTGTATACTTGGGCAGATGGAATAGTTGGAAAGCCGGGATATGTTTACCAATCTGCAAACTTTCTTTACGGTGGTTTTATATGGTCTGATGTATATGTCTCTGAGACAGGCGAGAAGGTACATTTTAGGACTATACAGAGGAAGATGAAGAAAGAGATGGGTAGACATGATACGAAGTATGGCCCTCGACCAAATGACGCCAAAATGGGTGATATGGGGTTTTCAAGAGTA